CTCAAACGTGTAAAAACTTCCTTTTATGGATTAATTTAAGGAACCACCTAAAAACGATAGAAAGGAGCTGAAAAACATGGCAGGAAGACCATCTAAACCTATAGAGTTGATTTTATTGGAAGGTAAAACCCATTTGACCAAAAAGCAAATTGCAGAGCGAGAGAAAAATGAAAGCTCCTTAAAATCTGATTCTCCTTATCAACCAAATAAGAAAGTAAAAAGTAATCCGGTCGCCCTTGAAATGTTTATGAAGCTCCAAAAACTATATAAAAAAATAGATTATGTGGATGGCCTTGACGAAAACATAATCAACCGGTATTGCCTTTTAACTTCTGAGGTTGATAAAGAAGAACTTCTATTGCAACGCATGGAAAGCGATATTGATAAATGCGAAAGTGCTGGTCAGATGGTTACGATGTATAAATCGATCAGCGGAATGGAAGGAAATCTTAACCGGTCCCGTGATATGCTGCTGAAAATTGAAGATAGACTATTTCTTAATCCGACTGCCCGTGTAAAGAATGTACCAAAGAAGCAGGAAGAACCAAAGCAAACTGAGAATGATAGGAAGTTTGGTAATGTCTAATCTAACCGATGAACTAATCCAATACTGCAATGATTGTATCAGCGGCGAAATAATTTCATGCAAAAAGAATAATTGGGCTTGTAAGAGATTCCTCCGCGACCTTGAAAGACAGGGAACGGAGGATTTTCCATATATATTCGATGAAGCAAAAGCAAACAAGTTTTTAGAATGGATGCAATTGTTCAAGCATAGCAAAGGCCCACTTGAAGGAACTTTTAAAATACCACATATCACGGAAAAATTTGAGTTTGGACAGATTTATGGATGGGTAAATAAAGAAACCGGATACCGGAGGTTTAGATATGCCTATCTACAAAAGGCACGTAAAAATGCTAAATCGCAAGACCTTGCGATTATGGCACTTTATGAAATGTCCGCATTTGGGGAGCCAAGTTCTGAAATCTACATAGCAGCCACTAAAAGAGATCAATGCCGATTTGTATGGGGAGAAGCAGACTGGCTTTACAAACACTGTGATTTTCTAAAAGATAAGTTTATAACTCGTTATGGAATTATAGAGCACCCAAAAAGCAATTCTTGTTTTTACAAATTATCGAAAGATGATAAGAAAAGCGGGGACGGTTCAAACCCACAGTGTGGAATACTTGAAGAATATCATCAGCATCCTACTGATGAATATTATAACTTGTTTTCTTCTGGTATGAAAACAAGAAAACAACCGATCATGCCAACAATTACAACGGCGGGAAGTGATTTAAACAATCCTTGCTATAAAGATGAATACTTATATGTTTCTAAAATACTTGACCCGGATAACCCTGTTGAAAATGACAGATACTTAGTTGTTATTTACGAACTAGACAAAGACACCGACGGAAATTTGATTGACGACATTAACGATGAATCATGTTGGAGAAAATCAAATCCGATTACATATGACGATCCAGTCGTGCTCGAAAATATTCGTTCTGAACTTCTAGTCGCAAAAGACAAACCGGAAAAAATGCGTGACTTTTTGACAAAGACCATGGATGTATGGGTAAATCAGCGTGAATCTGGATACATGCAAATGGATAAATGGAACAAATGCGGATCCACGAAAGAAAATCCATTCCCAAGTGTTGATGGATTAGAAGCAATTGCAGGACTTGACCTATCCGTAACAACAGACTTGACAAGCGTTTCATTTGAAATAAGATTGTCAGACGGAAGAATAGGTGTGAAATCTCACTCATTTATGCCAGCCGATACGTTAGAGGTTCATCGAAAGCATGATAAAACATCCTATGACCTATGGGAAAAGCAAGGGTGGATTACTGCAACACCGGGAGCAGTAGTTGATTACAATTATGTACTTGATTACATAGACAAAACATACGCAGAAAATCACTGGATAAAAGGCGAAATTGGTTTTGATCGATATCTTGCAACATGGCTCACTCAACAACTTTCAGACAAAGGATATATACCGGCTGACATTGCGCAAGGACCCGCAACATTAAGTTATCCAACAAAAAACTTCCGTGATGAAGTTTACACCGGAAATGTTATTCATGAAAACAATCCAGTGCTTTCTTGGGCTATGGGGAATGCAGTAACAAAGCCTTTACCAAATGAAAATATTATTCTTGACAAGGAACATTCAACGGAGCGCATTGATCCTGTAGCCTGTTTAATGAATGCTCATACGCGCTATGTTATGAAGACCCCTTCAAACCCATATGAAAAGCACGGGCTTAGATCATTAGATTAAAGGAAGTGATTTATTGAACATAATTCAAAAAGCCGCATTCCATATTGTAAAGAATGATGTAGATAGCTACATAAGCCGATTTTTAAGCGGTGAATCAACGGCGGGTGACGACGGAAATAATGTTGACACTGAAACCGCTTTGAAATACTCTGCTGTGTTTGCTTGCTGCCGTGTGCTTGCGGAAACATTCGCAAGTGTTCCGTTCATCCTTTACAAGAAAGACCCAAAAGATACGCAAAGCAAAGAGCGAGAACCGGTTACTGACTTGTCAATCTATGACATTTTACATTATCAGCCTAACTCTGAAATGTCACCATTCAGCTTTAAAGAAGCAATGATGATGGCAATGAATACAGATGGTAATGCGGTCGCTCTGCGCCTTGTAAACAAAGCGGGAGAATTAGTAGGACTTTACCCAATCACGGCGAAAATAGATCGTGACTCCACAACAAAAAGTCTTATTTACAAGGTAAGCAGCGACGGAAAAACAAAAGAATTCCAACGTGGAGAAATATTTCACGTTCCGGGGCCATCACTTGATGGGATAAAGGGGCTGTCACCGATCTCTTATGCTTCATCCGCTATTCGGCTAGGGCTTACCTATGAACAGTTCGGAGTAAATCTTTTTAAAAATGGTGCTAATCCGTCCGGCGCATTCAGATCTCCGGGGGAATTGAGCGAAATTGCTTTTCTTCGCTTAAAGAAAGAACTAAAAGATAAATATTCTGGTACAAGCAATGCCGGTAACCCAATGCTCTTAGAGGGTGGGCTTGAATGGCAACAGTTTACAATCAACCCAACCGACGCGCAACTTTTGGAAAGCAAGTACTTTCAGATCGAGGATGTTTGCAGAATATACCGCGTCCCTCAGCATCTTGTAAACAAACTTGACCGGTCAACCAACAACAATATCGAGCAACAGTCGCTTGAATTTGTTATGTATACCATGCTCCCTATCTTCAAGCGGTATGAAGAAGCTATCAATATGCAACTGATTACGCTTGATCAAAGGAAACAAGGATATTTTGTTGAAGCTAAGATGGATGGATTAATGCGTGGCGACAGTGCGGCACGACAAGCGTTTTATGCTTCTGGCAGACAATGGGGCTGGCTGTGTGTCAATGATATCCGTCGCCTTGAAAATCTTCCATCACTTGGAGCAGAGGGAGAAATATTTTTGCAACCCTCAAACATGATTGAAGCCGGAACCGATCAAGCCAATGTAGTAAACGCAAAAGTGCTTGACGAAATTAAAAATATTTTAAAGGAAAGGAGTTAAATTATGTCAAAATTTTGGAACTTCAAAAACATAGCGGCAACCGAAACCGCACCAGAAAGCATTGAATTGCGAATTGAGGGCGACATTGTTTCTGACGATGATGTTTGGATGTATGAAGCAATGGGAATGAAATCATCTTCTCCCAACGCTTTTAAATCCGAATTGGCACAGTATGCGGACAAAGATATTACCTTATGGATTGATTCATATGGTGGCGATGTGTTCGCGGCTGCAGGAATCTACAATGCTCTGATGGAACACAAAGGGAATGTAACTGTAAAGATTGATGGAAAGGCTATGAGCGCCGCGTCAATTATTGCAATGGCGGGGGGCACAATTCAAATGTCACCACTTGCAACCTTAATGATTCATGACCCGCTTACCTATGCACAGGGATATGCAAGCGACTTGCGAAAGACCGCCGATGTGCTTGACACGGTAAAAGAATCCATCATGAACGCTTACCAATTAAAAACCGGAAAGACTCGCGCAAAGATCAGCCAAATGATGGATGATGAAACTTATATGGATGCACGAACGGCAATCAAAAACGGTTTTGCCGACAGCATGCTATATGATAACAAAGATATTCCAGAGATTGAGAACTTTGCGTTTAGTCGAGCCGCAATAGTCAATTGTGAAAAAGATGCAATGAAACGGTTATTCGCAATCTCAAAACCGGAACCGCCAAAAGAAAATATTACACTTGCAAAAGCAAAACTAGCTTTGCAGCTTACGCTGTAAGGCTATTTTTATACACAAAATTAAAATTATGGAGGTAACACATGTTTAAATCAAAAGCAATGAACAAACTTATTGCTGACCTTGCGGCTAAAAAAACAGAGGGCACCGCTTTAATGAATAAAGAGGGCGCAACCGCAGAGGAAATTACAGCAAAGCAGAGCGAAATTTC